CGGAGCCTCGTCCTCCTCCACTACGGCATCCAGCATAAACTGCTTGCTGGCCTTGGACGCGCCGATCTGCGCCAGCGTCTTGACGTAACGGTCATAGCTGGCCACACTGGGCCGCTTGAAGCGGTAGACCAGCTCGACCTCGTTCTCATCGTCCTCGGAGACCGTCATGCCGATGCGGTAGACCTTGCCGTACTTCGCCTTCAGATCCTCATCGCTGGCTAACTTGGCTGCAGCGGGGAGGGTGGGGGCGTTTTTCATATCTTCCATAGAAGTATCCTCCATTTCTCGATTATTCTGGGGTCAACATTCAGGCTGGTTCCAGGCCATCCGTCAGAATGCCGCCAATGATCATCATATCGATGTCCACGGTCAGGCCCTTGTCACCTTGGGCAGCTTTGTGGCTGCGCTTGGTAAGCTTGACCTTCTTCAACTCGTCCATATGCGTCTTCTCCCCCTCGTTGGCGTAGGAAACAACAATGGAGGGAATGGTAAGTTTATAGAAGGGGATCCCCTGTGATCTGCACCACGCCAGAAATTCCTCATAGTCATCCCGGAGCAGGGATATCTTCCCGGAGGACTTATAGTTGCCGGTACCATAGCCGCGAGGCCGGTGACCGTAACCGTAAGACTCCTCCATCTCCATTTCGTCATCGTAACTGATCTCCTGCACGACAAGATCCAGACCAGGAAACTTGACGTCGACATCGCCCCAGTCATAGGCTTTGCCGTTTACTTTGAGGCTCATAGGCTTTTATCCTCCTTCCGTCATGTGCCGATGGGAGCGCGGCCCAGGTCGACCTCCACCTCGCGGATGTAACCCCGGGAGAGGTAGCGGATATTGACCCGCATGGTCTCGTCCTCTAGGAACGTCTTCTCATGGCCGTCCTTGACAACGATCTCATAGGAACTGATCTCCTTGCTGTCTACCATGCCGTCAAGGGGGGTGGCGATGAACTTCGCCCTGGCCTCCAGTTCGCCTTGAATGTCTTCGAGATCGATATCGTCATTCTTGAACAGCAGGGCTTTCTTCCGAGTCTCCCGGACGATCTTATTCCTGACGCGCACGTCTTCGGCGTAGCGGTAGTCGCTCCCATCCGGACACATCATCTTGGTGTGATAGACGTAGAGGCCATCCAGGCCGTCATATTCCCGGACGGTCAGGTATCCGGCTACGTCCAGAAGTTCGATGACGGTGTTGTCGTAGCCAGCCGGGATCAGCTCCAGGAGCTGTGTCTCCGGGAAGCCATAACCCGCCTCGGGCTGGGTCTTGCCGATGGAGACATGGACCGGGGCCTTGGCATAGCGGCCAGACACCAGACCGGCAAGGTTGACGTTTTGGGTGGTGCCGTCCAGCCGGACGAGCCTGCCCCAGGCCGCGCAAACTTGGATCCCGGTGTTCTTGATCTTCTTCCGGTCCGCCTCCATCTGGAAGGCCCAGTCGTGGAGATCGCCGTCCACATCTTCCTGGGGGAATGCCGCTTCCAGCAGTATGAAGGCGGGCTTGTGGCAGACATCCATGAGCTCCTTCTGGGCCTCGCTCACAGCTTGCCAGAGGGGCAGCGTGCTCTCTCCAACAATGTGGATGAACTCGAACTCCTGGGTGAACGCCTTCAGCTTGTCCACCGCCGCCAGGACGTCGCCGTTGGTCATAGCCGGGGCCGTAGAGCTGAAGGTGAAGGTGTCGCCCACCAGGAAGGAGCTGGGCTTCTGGTCTTCGTCCGCCGTCTCGGCGAACTGGACGGTCAGCCCCGTCCCCTCCAGGGCATAGGAGCCGGTCACAGGGACGGTGATCTCGTCGGTGAAGCTGTGGCCCCCATTGATGGAGGCTTTGAAGGCTGCGGTGTTCAGACCGCCCTGGGCGGTGATCTGGATGACCACCTGGAAGGCGTTGGTGGGGG